TTTCTAGTTGTATTTTTCACTAGGACAACTGAATCCCGGAATCCGCGCTCAAAGAAATCGCAGCTTAGAGCCATGAATCCAGGCGGATTATATAACAAAATCAAACACATAGGACTCTCAAGACGGTCGATTTTCCGGCCTTGATTAACGTACCTCAAAAGTGAGCTGGGGAGAAAGTCTATAGAAGCTATAGAAATAGACTCCATTCGCCAGTCTGGGTGAACGTTGTTCATGAATCTCACACGCGTATATTCGCTATCGCTCATAAAACGACTCTAGCACAGTTGCATACCATTTGTCTAGCAATCAGAGGTAGATGAGAATATATACCTATGTTAGGAAAATATTCCTGGATATTAACCAAGAGTCAGTTAATATAGGACATAATACCTAATTAACCGAAAGTCAGTTAATAACGTGCATAATCGTGAGATATCGTGCAACATCGTGCATAGGTATATCGTCCTATTGTCATGATACAATACCAGGATTATAGTCCTAGGGAATAGGCATATGGTCCTACCCCATTATATGCTTGTCTTTAAGTATTGAGCAGGGGATTATTACTTTAAGTATACTCGCTTTAAGAATAGAATTACTCAAAGTTACTTACTCAAATTCTTAGCCAAGTATAGAGCGAATGTTATACTCAAAGTATACATACCATTTACTTAACACTCAAAGTTTTATACTAGGCTTTACTTGGGTATACTAGTGGGGCGGGGTGCTAGGGGTGTGACTATAGTTATATACCCACAAGCCATATTTTCCAGTATTTTGCTTGTAAAATCCCCTTTTGTTGTCCTTGTCTAAAATTACCCTTTTGTCTAATCGATAGTATGGTACCTAAAGTACTGACACCTAAATTTTACTTTTACCCCCGGAATCTTGTAAAATGAGACAAAAACAACAAAATTTAAATTATTTTAAAGAATTATTCATTTTTTACTTGACTTTTGTTAAAAAATATGGTATAATATTATATACAATAGGAAATTAACCTTTGTATTAAAGTACCTTTCTTAAAGGACAGTACTTAAATGTTTTTAATTATTGTATACCTTCCTATTAATCTCTAGGGATTAATTCTCAAAGTATATAACTTCAGCAAATTCTCAAATTACTGGCGACCCATATTCGTTCCTGTGGCACACCGAGCAGGTTAAAGACAAGTAAGACGCAGAGAGTGCTTACATCGGTGTCCAATTCAAGGAGATCATATGTCCGACCTAATACAATCACTAATCGACAAAGAGACAGGACTTACCGAGAGAGAGCAATACTTCCTCGATGTCCTATTCGAAGAGGCCGGTGGTGATTTTGAATACGCCATGAAGCTGGCCGGATACCCCAAGAACTATCCAGTGGCTAAGATACGCCGCCAGTTCTCCAAGCAGATCAAACAACTCACCAAGGATTATCTTGTCTCCAAAACCCCTAAGGCTGCCATCGAAATGGTTAAGGTCTTCCAAGACCCCTCCCGAGTGGGTACCCAGAACATTATCAAAGTGGCACAGGATATTCTCGATAGAGGTGACGTGAACAAAGAAGAGGCTAAGTACGAGATGCCAGAGAATGTCATTATTCTCCTCCCTCCGAAGAAGTCCGAAGATGAAGGGTTAGTAATCGACTATTATGACGAAGGCAAAACCGAAACCAACTGATCCCAACGACCCTAATCTCCCCATTGATCGCTGGTCCCCTTACACTCGTAAAATACCCTATGGCGTAATCAAGACTGGATATGTTGTCGACCCTAACAACCCCCTCCTTCTTGTCCCCGACATAAACCAAGTCTTCTGGATTGAGAAAGCCTTCGATTACCTCGAAGAGGGCAATTCTCTCCGGGAAACTGCAGATTGGGTCTCTCAGAAGATCCATAGAGCTGTCTCTCACCAGACACTCTCCAACCTCTACAAAACCTACAGAAAACCCTATACCTTCAAGAAGACTAACAAGCGCACTGGCGTGAAGCATACTCGTGATACCAAGAAGGTTATCGCTGAGAAGATCAAAGCCAGAGCAGCAGTTAAGAGAGCTGAGAAGGTAGTCGCTGAAGTCGAAGCAAAGAAACGACAACTCAAAGACGAAGACTGGGAAACTCCTAGAGTTCATGAACCGCCAGTTCAGAAAGCTTTCGAAGACACCCCTGATAAATTTAAGATTTCTGTCGCCTTCGAGCCTAGCGAGAAACAAAAGGAATTCCTTCGAGCAACGGAATTCGAAGTACTCTACGGTGGAGCAGCCGGTGGGGGCAAATCATATGCTATGATTGCCGATCCCATGCGTTACTTCCACAACCCGAATTTTAATGGTCTACTGCTACGCAGAACCAACGACGAGCTTCGCGAGTTGGTGCGCGAAACGCAAAAACTGTACCCCAAAGTTTTTGTCGGCGCACAATGGCAGGAACAAAAATCCAGATGGAAATTCCCTTCGGGGGCTGAACTTTGGATGTCCTACCTCGACCAAGACAAAGACGTCATGAGATACGTCGGTCAGTCCTTCACTTGGGTTGGCATCGACGAACTTACTCAATACCCCACTCCCTATGCCTATGACATCCTCCGGTCTCGTATCAGAACCTCTGATCCTGAACTGAAGAAAGTCCTCAGCATGAGAGCAACTACTAACCCCGGTGGCCCCGGCCATGGTTGGGTTAAAAAACGTTTCGTCGATCCTGCAGTCCCTAATACTCCCTTCTGGGCTACAGACGACAACGGTGAAATTATGAGATACCCTGATGATGAAGAGGACGAAAACCTTCGCGGTAAACCTCTCCACAAGAGGATCTTTATTCCCGCTTTTCTTGCAGATAATCCTCACCTCTCCGCTGGTGGCGAATACCGCAGGAACCTACTTTCACTTCCTGAAGATCAAAGAAGGAAACTTCTAGAAGGAGATTGGTCAATTGTCGAAGGTGCTGCATTCTCTGAATGGAACCCTAAATACCACGTTGTTAAATCTGAGGACCTCCCACCCGATTGGCTCAGATTTAGAGCTGCTGACTTCGGTTACTCTTCTCACTCTGCTGTTCTTTGGTTCGCTATCGAGCCGGGTACTGGAATTCTTCATGTTTATCGCGAGCTATATGTATCACGTAAAACTGGTGTAGATCTTGCCGATCTTATCCTAAGCATGGAGTCTCATGAAAGAGTTCAATATGGTGTCCTAGACTCCTCAGTCTGGCATCAAAGAGGCCACAACGGTCCATCAATCGCTGAAGAGATGATTGCACGTGGATGTCGTTGGAGAATGGCCGATAGAACCGCAGGCTCCCGTATCGCAGGTAAAAATAGACTACACGAACTACTTAAAATCGATCCTTATCTTGATCAACCCGGTATCGTCTTCCACGACAAATGCCGTCAGATCATAGCCGACCTTCCGATGATCCCTAAAGATCCTGATGGTGGTGAAGATATCGACGATAAGTATGTTTCAGACCACACATACGACGCCCTTCGTTATGGGATTATGTCTCGTCCTAAAACCAATATTTGGGGTGAATGGGCGGATGATCGCAAACAGGCTCCTAAATGGAGACCAGCTGACCCCACATTCGGATATTAAAGGATTTTAAATATGAAAAGAGGCAAGAAAGAAGAGACGTCTGAAGGTTTCGACGGTTCGAAACAAGGTTGGATGACTCGTAAAATGACGGATAAAGCAGGAAAGCTTAAAGAGGCATATGTCCCCTCGGCTTCTAAACCATCTGAAGCATCAGAATACCATGACCATTATGATCATGATGCTATGATGAAGAGGGAAGAGAAGACTAGAAGTATTAAACCTCCGAGAGACAATCCTAAGAAGACTCGTGGTATTCTTAAATCTGAACCACGTGCTCAAAAAGGTCCTACAGGCTCTAGTGGTTTTCTTAAGCACACCCAGAAAGGTAAAATTTAATGGCTACTGTTAATATTAAGTTCTTCAGACCAGCCGTTATTCCCGGTGCTGGTGCTGCCATGGGTCAGGATGTAGCTACCGCTGAAGTCTTTACTTCTTCGGGTACGACCCAGCCAACCACGGCTTCTGCTCCTGATAACAACACCTATGTTCGTATCGCATCTAGTGGTGGTAATGTTTATGTTGCTTTCGGTACAGCCCCTACGGCTGTGACTGGTGAAGGTACTCTCATTCTCGATGGTGTTCCTGAGTATTTCAAACTAGAGGCAGGGCATAAAGTCGCTCTGATTGATTAATGTTTTCATTCAATCCTTTCAGACTTGGTACTATAACTGCCGTAGGTGGTTCTTCTGGAACTCCTTACTCAGGCCCTGACATTGTTCTAATCGGTTATGGCCAGTCCAACTGGCTTAACCACGTAGGCACTACTTCTTCTCCTCCGGCTGCTGATGCCGATACTTACTACTGGAATGACACCGAATGGGAAGCTGCTTCTACAGGTTTCCTCGGTAACGGTGCGAGAGCTATGCTCAACCTCATCGCTACTACGACAGGTAAAACTGTTGGTCTCATCTCTGGTGGTCAATCTGGCGTCAACATTGCAGCTCTTCAGCCCGGTGCAGGTACAGGTTATTATGAAACTCTGGCTGACCGGATTACTGATTCTAATGCTGCTGGTGCCGAAAACGTTTATATAGTATTCCACCAAGGTGAAGGTGATGCAGACTCTGCTGGTCCCCCGAGTCCAGCCACTTACTCTGCCAACATGGATACGCTCCATGGTAATATCGCTACTACCCTTGGTCTTACAAAAGCACAGTGCCCGTTCATTTGCTCCTCGCTGGCTAACTGGGTTCCCGGTATTGCCACTAACAGTTCTTGGAACAACATTCTGAACGCTCAGTATACCGCCCATAACACCTACCCCAACATCTACTATTCTCACTCGAATAGAATTGCTACTGTTGATGGTGATGGTGCCCACTGGGATACTGCTGCTTTCTATGAAAAATCAGGTGGTGAGTACGCTCGCACTATTCTCTGGATTAGAGAAGATGTTGCTACGAGACCCCTCTGGAATATCGCTTCTGCTGCTATCGTTGATGCAACCCACACGGACGTTACTGTGACCCACTCGATGGGTACTGACTTTACTCCGACTACGGGCATCACTGGCTTCGAAGTTTCCATTGATGGGTTTGCCACTCCGGTAACTCCTTCCGATGCCGTAAGACAATCGGCCACGGTTATCAGACTAACACACGACTCTCTGGTCACTACGGCTAACCGTCAGGTTCGTTATCAATATGGTCTGTACCCCACGGTATCTGCACCTGTTCTTGATAACTCTTCCTTGGCTGTTCCTCTTAACCATACTGCCGGTCAAAGCATTGTGGCTGCAGGTTCGTCTCCCGGCCCTGTTCTAACCCACATTACTGCTGGACTGATGAACGACAGTCTCGGTGAAATTCAAACTCTAAGTAGCCTTGATCTTTCTCCGAATGATGCAACCAAGTCTTACATCGTTACTGTGGCTCATCCGCACAATGGTGGAGGCGGTGCAGTTGCTTCAACTGTGACCATCACCCCTAACGGTGGAAGTCCAATTTCAGGTACGCTACTCTATCGTCCGACTGCTGGTGGAGCTTCTCCCCTTGCTGAGTTCTGGAGAGTTGTTGTCCCTGCTGGTACATCTGGTATGGATGATGCAGATATCACTGTCACCATGGGTGTTAACCCCTTTGCTAGATCGGGTGTCTCGATTGCAGGTGTGACTGATGCTGATGTCTCTTCTTGGACCCCGGTGGATACGGATACAACTACAACCACTGGCACTGCAAGGACTCTCGATATTTCAACCTCTGCTGACGGTTTCTATATTGCCGTAGCAGGTAGTACTTATAATGCTGGTGCCACGTCTTGCACATGGACAGGTGATCAACCTCCCCTCGAAGCTCAGGACTTTACGTCTGGCTTTGGTGCAAACTTCTCAACGGCAATTGCAAACTTCAACACTGCTCAAACTAATGCTAATACCATTACTGCAACTTATGCTGATAGCGGTGATATGAGGTTGACAGCAATTTCTATAAGATAAGGAATAAGATATGTCATTTGTAGATATGCCAATCGAAAGCACTCCTCTAGAAAGTGCCCCTTCTGTGATGGAAGCACAATCGATGGGTCTGGAGGAAGGCACTTCTCAAGAAAAGCTCCGAGAGACCGACCCGATAGTTGACTTTATCATGGAACGGTTCAATCGAGCTAAAGACAAGAGAAGAGAAACTGAAGACAGATGGCTAGCTTGTCACAATAATCACAATGGACTTTATGGCTCTGATACTGCTTTCACTGATACTGAAAAGTCCAGAGCCTTCATTAAAATCACTAAGACTAAAGTTCAGGCTGCCTTTGCTCAAATCACTGATGTCGTCTTCGCAGGGAACAAATTCCCGATTGCTGTAGAGCCTCCCTCGGTAGGGGTGGGTGCTGAAGATGCTGTTCACTTTGATCCTCAAGATCAACAGACTGGTATGCCAGCTCAGGGACAGCAACCTGCTCCTTCTCTGAAGAGTAATCCTCAGATGGCTCCACACATTGCTAAGCTCTTCGG